ATATAAAGCATTCATATAACTACAATTTTTTTTATTTAGTCTTAATTTATTTATTGTCCAAAGTATAACTGATAATATAATTAATATAAAAAAAAATACGGCACTTATTATAATAAATCCTTGATTACTTTTTTTATAAGACATTAAAGTATCCATTCCTATTTATATTAAACATTTATTTTTTATAAAATTAAATGTTTAATATTTTTAATATTTTGTATAAAATAAGTTTATATAATAAGTTATTAATATTTTATACAATAAAATATAGTTAAATAATATTAGCATTATAATATAAAGATGCCTGGGGGATTATTAAATTTAGTTTCATATGGAAATCAAAATATAATACTTAACGGTAACCCGTCTAAAACAATGTTTAAATTTGTTTATGCTAAATATACTAATTTTGGTCTTCAAAAATTCAGACTGGATTTTGATGGTGCTAGAACATTACGATTAAATGAATCTTCTACCTTTGATTTTAAAATACCTAGATATGCGGATTTATTAATGGATACTTATTTAGTGGTTACCTTGCCGACTATATGGAGTCCTATTCTGCCTCCAATGGATTGTTCCGGTCAATGGTTACCATATGAATTTAAATGGATAGACAATCTAGGGACACAAATGATTAAACAAGTGCGTTTTGTAGTCGGTGGGCAAACAATTCAGCAATTTTCAGGACAATATCTTTATAATTTAGTAGAAAGAGATTTTAGTGAAACCAAGAAAAATGTATACTATAATATGACTGGAAATGTTGCGGAACTAAATGACCCGGCGAACTCTGGCACACGAAATAATGTTTATCCTAGTGCTTATTATACTACTGCTCTAGAAGGACCGGAACCGTCAATCCGTGCTCGTAAATTATATATACCACTTAATATTTGGTTTACTCTCGCGGCAAAAATGGCGTTTCCCTTGGTAAGTCTTCAATATAATGAGTTACATATAGAAGTTGAAATCCGACCAGTAAATGAATTGTTTGTAGTGCGTGATGTAAGTAATCCCAGCGAAATGTGTTATATTCAAGCGAATCAAAATGATACCTTATTTCAGTTTTATAGATTTCTACAGCCCCCGCCTATTCCAACTACAGCTGGATTAAATTATACAGATAAAAGAACAAACTGGTCGGCCGATATACATCTAATAAGCACCTATGCTTTTCTTTCGGAAGATGAAGTGAAGGTTTTCGCAGCGGAAGACCAAAAATATTTAATTAAAGAAGCTTATCATTATGATTTTAATAATGTAACTGGTTCAAAAAGAGTTGAATTGGATAGTTTAAGTATGGTTGCCAATTGGATGTGGTTTTTTCAAAGAAGTGATATTTCTTTGAGAAATCAGTGGTCTAATTATAGTAATTGGCCATATGATTATTTACCATATGATTTAATAAATCCTCTTACAGCAAGCGGAGTTTATAATATGCCTCTTACTTGTGGGCTTGTTAATAATTATACCCCAGGAACAGACCCCTCTGGAAATGTTGATACAAAAATATTTATTACCGGTGATTACAATGATGCGAATCAAAAAAATATTATGCAAAGATGGGCCTTAATACTTGACGGTAAATATAGAGAAAATGAGTTTGATGCTGGAGTATTTAATTATATAGAAAAATACGCCAGAAGTTCTGGAAATTCGCCCGATGGACTATACTGTTATAATTTCAATCTCCAAACAAATCCATATGATTTTCAACCGAGTGGAGGAATGAATCTTAGCAAATTTAATCAGATTGAGTTTGAATTTACGACATTTCAACCACCGTTAGACCCAAGTGCTCAAGTACAAGTTATTTGTAATGAAAATGGTGGCGTCCCAATTGGTGTAAATAAACCAACCTGGCGTATATACGATTATAATTATGATCTTACAGTATTAGAAGAGCGATACAATGTGCTTACTTTTTCTTCAGGAAATGTTGGATTAATGTATGCTCGGTAAACTTATGCTCGGTAAACTTATGCTCGGTAAACTTATGCTCGGTAAACTTATGCCAGGTAAATTATACTCTACCGTTTCTAGCAATATAAAAATAATAAACTGCTATTAAAAAAAATACTAATGACGCAATGTATTCTAAAGTGCTCTCACTTAATTTTTTATTAATAATTGCTCCAACATATGCCGATAAAAATGAAGTTACAAATAATATTAATGCTATCTTTGTATCAACTCTATCGCGTTTATAGTAATCTATAACTGCCAGTAATGTTGCTGGCGGTAAAACGGCTAATAAAATTGTTCCTACCGCAGTTTTATAATCTTTTATTATTCCTAATAATAAAATGCCAGGAAGCATAAGTGCAGATGCTCCTAAACCTAAAGCTCCTCCTATAAGTCCTCCCAATGTTCCAACTAGTATTGCTAATAATATTCTCAGCATTAATAATAATAATTATTTTAATTTATTATTATTTGTTTTTTGTTTATATTTTATCCTTTTAAGCCTAAATTTAAAATTTAAGCGCGGGCAGCGGCGGCCGAGGCAGACGCAGCGGCACCAGCAGCGCGGGCAGCCGAGGCGGCACGGGAAGCAGCGGCACCAGCGGCCTTGGAAGCCGAGGCGGCCTTGGATGCAGACGCACCACGGGCAGCAGAGGCGGCACGACCAGCGGCCTTAGCGGCAGAGCGCGCAGCCTTGGCGGCACGACCGGCAGCCTTGGATGCAGATCGCTTAGCGGCCTTGGACGCAGATCGCTTAGCGGAACGTTTAGCGGAACGAGCGCGAGCACGACGAACTTTCATTGACTTTGCCATTTATATATATATTCAATATAAAAATTTTATGAAATAGTGGTTAAATAAAATGGCTAAATAATTAAAATGCTAAAGAAAACAATAAATAAATTGCTAAATAAATTGCTAAATAAATTGCTAAATAAAATTCTAAATAAATGGCTAAATAATTAAATTAATTATCTAAAAAATAATTAATTTATAATAAAAATAAATGGCTAAATAATCAAAAAAAATGAATAAATAAATGGCTAAATATATTACTTGTTACCATATTGTATCATTATTATGCCACCACATTCCATCGCCCTTTTTAATATTAAAAATATTCTTAAATATTTCCAAACGTGCTAAAGGACAATTACATCTATATTTTTCTAAAGGATGAGGATTCATTTTAAGTTGTGCTTTAATCGCGCTTTTATATATTTTTTGTCGGCCCTGTAACGCAACTTGCATATAAAATTGTTCTAATGATAGTTTCATTATTCTATAATATAAATCATTACCTTTATTGAATTCTATCAAATATTCTTCTACTAAAGATAATCCGGAAATATCTGCTAAATCTTCTCCTACACCTAATTCTGCGTCAAACTTTATTCCATCGCGTTTTGCGACAGTTTCATATTGATTTACTACATCCTTTATTTTCAATTTAAATTTTTTTCTATCCTCGTCGGTCCACCAGTTATTTAAATTACCATTTTCATCATAATTACTACCCATATCATCAAGCGAGTGGGATAATTCGTGACCAATTGTATAGCCAATAAATACTAAATTATACTCCATGCCGCGTTCTTTTAAATCAATAAAGGGTGGTTGTAAATAAGCGCCAGGCACATATATAGAATTGCTTGTTGGTCTGTAATAGGCGTTTACCATATAATTTTGCGTGCCCACCAATTTAAAATTCTGCCAATCAAATTCAGGTATATCAATTATACTCTTTCCTTCTAATTTGACATATTTATTATGTTTCCATTTTCCAAGTAAACGCATATTCTCCCAGGGGTCATCTTTTGAATAGTTTAATAAGGGGTCATATCTTAATTTTCCAGGATTGCCTACAAATATTTCAAGCTTTTCTAATTTTTTAATAGCAGTAGCCTTTGTTTTGGGAGAAAGCCATGTGTTTCTTTTTAGTTTTCTGATAAATAAATATTTTAAATCTTTTACTAATCTTTTTACATAAAGTTCATATACATGATTTTGATTATGTTCTGTATATTGTTCTGTTAAAAATGTATTAAAACAAAAAGACAACCCATATATTGGATATATTTCAGCAGGAGTAATTATAGGCTGGCCTTCTAGTGTTTTTTTAAAAAAATTATAATGAATGTGTCTTAAAGAAGTTTCAAACCTAATAAGTTGTCTATAATGTATATATAACCAATAAGTTTTCCATTTAGGTGTATTCCAATTTTTTTTATACAATTGGGTCATGCACTTAAGCGCATTTAAACTAGAAACTATCACTTTTTTCGGTGGTGTTTGATACCCTAATAATTTTGTAAAAGTCGTCCAATCAAAATCAAATTTTG